CATCTAATCCGGTAATCGCAACCCCCGATGGATCACCAGTAACGACTGGTGTATCTTCACCCTTCTTGTAAATCGCTAATTTTTGAGCCATAAGCTATAGCTTCCTTTCTTTTGTCCAAGTGATGGAACCAATTAACTTTCCAGTGTCCTGGAGCGGGTCGTCAAACCCCTTGTTGTCGACAGTAAGTGGCGCGTTCTTGGGCGAATGGATATCCCGAATTGTTTTCTTGATGTCGTTAGAGATACGCCGGCCTAGCTTGGCTTCTAAGCCACTCTGGGTCTGCTTACCATCCATGACATCTGAAAAACCTTCGACCATCATCTGAGTCCACTCGTCGTGATAACGCTCGTAAGATAAGCCGATGAACCTCCGTGGTGGAATCGTGACGCTCTCCTTGAGGACGAACATAATTCGCATTCCGAACGGCGCTGACTTATCTGCAACAGCTAGCACATGGTTGTGGGCCCCTTTGGGGCGAAACAGGCCAGGTATCTCGCTAGCCTTGCGTCCCTTAGCTTCAGCAGTTGGAATTGTCAGAAACGACTTTTTGGCATGGATTACCATGCCGTGTTCGTTGACTCGTGCTACCATCTGTAGGAATGAATCGTCGACCGGCACCCCTACAACCAAACTAAGCTGGTTGAGCGATTTGCTAGCCGCAATCCATTCCGGAATGTGGTTTGTACTAGCCATAAAAGCACCTCAATCCCGACTAAACGCATGTCCCCGGCGATATCTGTGACCGAATTGGTCGACTAAACGCTGGTAAGCGAGTAAGTAGGGGTCGTTGCCCTTTGACCAGTCGAACATGGTCTGAGACTCGCCCAAGTGGCTTGCCGATTGAACACCGCCGTTAGCTACCAGCGTATCGATGTAAAGCTGACTCAGCACCAGCAGTCGGTTAGCCTCTTCCTGCTTAACCGGCTTGATGTGGTCACTCAGTACCGTCTGCCAGCTATCGTCAATCAGTTTCTGGAGATACTCATCGTCGTCCAGGTCGGCAGCCAGTGGGTATTTCTTCATCCAGTCCAAACTCACCTTGTTTTCATCAGCCAATTAGATCACCCCGCTACTTAGTCGTGGTGCTACCAGATGTCGAACTCGTCGTGGAAGCGGCCGCTGCCCGCTTCTTAGGCAGGAAGTCATCAGATACTTTGGCTTTGTAAGCCACCACGTGAATATTTCGTGGGTCAACGTCCTTAGCCATCTCCCAAGTAGCGCCGTTAGATAAGTCGGCAATCGTAACGGACTGTTCTGCAGGCGTTAAGCTCTTAGCGACTGAAGTCCCTTTGACGTGGATAGATTCAACACGACGGTTGATAACGTTGGTACGCCCACCTTGCTTCTTAGCTTCACGTTCAACTTCAACACCATTGGTTGGGTTGGCAACTGAGTAGGCCACTGAACCTGAGCCGAAGATATAGGAAGTTGCCACGCCGGTATCATCGAGCGGCAGATCATCATCAACTACAATTTGCATACCGTTGTAATTGCCAAATGGCGTTACGGCTTGTCCCGGTTGTACGGTATCAATCATTTGCTGTGCCTTCATTTCAGCGTAGGCGGCAGAGTTAACTGCAATCTTGTTGAATGTCTGGTCTTGCAGATCTCCAAGCTTGTTGATTGTAGCCAAGAAGCCACGAGGACCGAAGTTCTTAGCAGAATCATCAAACAGCTTGGCATCTGCAATATCTTCGTTAGCGAAGACACCGGATAAGATAGCCATAAGCGTCTTCTGATCCACGATATTCCACCAATTGCTGAAGCGTGTAGCAATCACGTCAGCTGGGTTAGATACAGAGAATTGTTGTGAGATATCCGTGTACCCGAACGCCTTGTCCAACTTAAGCCGGAAAGCCCGTTGGCTCCCGGTAGTCATACCAGCAACGGTAATGTCGTTGGTATCAGCCCACATTTCTGGTTCGCCTTCCAAATCGTTGGTAAACGGCAGCGTCATGACATCTTCGGTGGAATCCAACAGATGCGAACCGAAATCAGGGTCTGGCGTCAGAATTCCCGATTGTACAAATCGGTTAGTCTTAGTTGATGTGTTGATAACATTTTGCCCAAATAAGGGCGCTTGAATGGCGCTTGCTAATGAAAATTGATTGTCAGCCACTTAAATCACTCCTTTTTCTTTACATTTGCGACATAAACTTCTTTGCTAATTCGGGATTTTCGTTGTAGATAGCCAACTGTTCGGAATACTTCATGCTGTCCCAATCCTTTTGAGTGACTGCTGTAGTAGGTACCCCGTTGCCAGTTCCGGACTTGGGCGTTTCAGTTCCTTGCATAGCCTTTAGGACGCCATCGTGGACAGCATTCTTAAAGGACTTGGCGAGTTCGTCAACACGGGCGCTAAGCTTTTCGCCTTTATCGTCGTCTGGGAAAATCAAGCTATCCTTGAAGATGTCAGGTAAACTGGCTTCGGCAAGCGCCTTTTCAGCTCGGAATGAGGCTTTTTCACGCTTGAAGTCAGCTTTATCCTTTGCTCGACGTTGGTCCTCAGCTTCACGATCAGCCTTGGCCTTTTCTTCAGCTGACATCTTGGCCCGCTTCTCTCCCTCAGCCATAGTGTCAGCAATCATTTGCTTAAACTCGTCGGAATCCTTGAACTGGTTGATTGCATCTTGCCGAATCCGCCGCTGGTCTTTGTTAGGAACCGTCGGCTTGTCTTCAGACTCATTGGGATTTTTTGTTTCTTTGCCGGTGTCAGCTGGGTTATTTGTCCCATCGCCACCTGCAGCACCGTCATCTGGGGCATCAAACATCCGTAATCCTTGAAGTAAGCTATTCTTTAACATGAAAATTCCTCCTAAATGCTTTTTAGAGTTGGCATAACTCATCAGCTGTTCTTTATCGCCCGCAGGCTGAAAAAAGGGCATAAAAAAAGACGCTCTAAGCGTCTACGTGTTCTCTCTTGTGGCACCGACAATTGTCGTGACGCGGCAATGCTGGGCATTTTTCTAGTGGAAATGGTCCTTCATTAGCAAGCTCCTTGCACTTGTCGCAGGCATCTGGCTCTGTCACGATGTCAATCAGTCCAACTCGGCGGTTACTGAGTGCACTCATTGTAGCCACGTCGACAGCTCGGGCCGATTCGGTCCGAACTAGTCTATCGACCATCCACATACGACTCTTTGCAGCTGATTCAAGGTTGCCCCGTGCTTTCTGGTCAGGCGTCAAATGTGTCAACAGCTTGGCTAGTCGTGCCGAGTCCATCCCACCGCTGAGAGCATCCCGAACCGCTGACTGCACATCGGCAGTCATATTATCTGAGTGATTCCATAGCCTGTTCGACCAGTTCTCTGCATCGATAACGTGTCTGACTGCTGGGGTTAGCTGAACGCCTTGTTCCCTAGGCAGCCGCCACTCTTCATGCTTAGACGCAATGATTTGCTGGTATTCTTTCTCGGACACGTAACTCTGACCAATACGACGATCTCCTAGTCGCTTGACCTTGTCGGTAGCAACGGCTAGCCCAACACCAACAATGGCTGTGAGTACATCCCCATGGCTTCCACCAGCCGCCTGATACTTATAGACGTGGATATGTTTTTTCAAATCCTTGCTGAGCGGCGCCCCATCAGACAAAACGTCAATTACGTGAATAAACTGATCTAAGTCCCAGTGGCTCACCCGCTGACGAATCACATCGACCGTTAATCCACGACTGGTTGCATACCTAGCATAAAACGCCCTCAAATTGTCCTTGATGGCGTTTAAGGCTTGGTAATAGAAGTTATCGGATTGCTTATTAAACCTTTTGTCCGAGGCCAGGAGCTGGCTTATTCTCTGTTTCTCCTGCTCGTCCGTCACTGTCGTCTTCGCCATTGTCTACACCACCGTTCTGAGACTTATCTTGATCACTGCCTTGAATCCCGGTCATATAATTTAGCCCCTCTTGCTTGGCTTTATCCTGTTCGTCTTCGAATTGGTTCTTTTCTTGGTCGGCAGGGACACCTGTAGCGGGCTCAATCATGTTCCAGAACGTTTGAGCACTCAGCTTGCTAGAGCCCCACAGCGCAACTGCATTCGTAATGACCTCGTTGTCATTCTTCGGCAAGTTAGGTGTGTAGCTTGGCTGAATGTGTTCTGCTTCATCGGTGGAAATAATCAGTGCCACCTTAGCCCAATACGTCGCAAGCAATCGGATACGTCGCTTAATTCCGCGAGTATACAATGACTGCTGCGTGGCCCGCTCTTGGTCGGATCCCCACAGCTTGTAACTCATGGCTACTCCAGAAGCATTGGCAGCAAAGTTCTCGTCCGTGACGTCCGGCGTGTTCGTATCCTTATGGATGTCGGCAAGCAACCGGTCGTTGTACGTCTTCCAGCCTTCTGCGTTAAGTTCCTTGACCAGATACTGTGCGGTGGTAGGAACAACGGTATTTTCGCCATCTCCATTCGAGATGACTGAAGGGCTGATGAACATCACGCGCTGCCGCGGGTTAACTTTATTTACCCGGTACAGTTCATGCCCGTCTTGGTACATCTGGTTGCCAGCCGAATCTAGTAGCGGCTCAGCTTCATCATCATCTGCGTCGACATCCCCGCTAATCACAAGAATGGCGTTGTTGAAGTCCTCCTGACTGTTTCCCATCTCAGAAATAGACTTATCGTAGGCGTCAATTTCGTCTAGCTTAGCTTCCCACGCACCCATGCGCTCGTCGTTCAGCTTGTACTCGGTGATAGGCACCGTGCCAAAGTAGTGAGTCTCCGTTTTCTGCAGCTGATACTCACCAGCCGGGCTTTCCGAAGCAGTGTAATAAAAAACGCTGGAGTCCGTATAGACTTCAACGTAATAGGTCTTCTTATCCATGAAGCTGACCATGTAGTATCGCACAGCGAACAACGAATTGAGTTCAATGGTCGTGTCGTACACAACAAAACAATTTGCTGGGTCGATTGCCCGAATAGTCGGCTCATTCGTACCCTCACGGATATAAGTGAGCTCGTAGGCCCGCCCGGTGTTATTGAGGTTCTTACCCATCACCTTCTCGTGATAGGGCTCATCAACATGGTCGTTGAAAGACTCAATTGCCTGAACGATATCATCCCCAGAACTATCGGGGTCGTCGGGATCACTGTATGCAAACTTAATTGGATTGCCGAACTGGTACCCCACCTTTTGGTCCGTGATGTACCGTGGCAGTCCGCTAGTGATTCGGTTATCGGCCCGGTCTTCAGCCTTATCGCTATGCCAGTAGTGCATGTCGTTGTCAGCTTGGTAGTAGCGCTCAAGCGTCAAGATGCGTGGCAACTGGTACTGGTAGTGGTCTTGGATGAAGAATGACAGGATGTCCTTGATGGCATCGGGATTGCCCTTGATGCTTTCCCACTTATCAGCAGGCATCTGATAGTTCTGATTTGCGTTAAACGGGAATCGGCTGCCATTCAGTAAATGAAGTGTGTCTTTATGCGGAAACGGCAAGCTCATTGAATGGGCCTGCAAATCATTTGTTTCTGCCACAGCTAGTCACCCCCATCCTTTTCGACATCTGTTTGTGCTGTCATTTCTTGAATGATTTTCTCACGGGCTGCAGCCTGCTTTTCAGCAAGTTCAGCATTACTCGTGAGAATCCGTTTTATACCCTCGGACGCCAAAATAATTGTGGCACTGTCGGGATAATTACGTGAATCTTCATTTTTATGGATTGCCGTTAAAAGCTCCTTATCGGCCATCTCAGCAATATTCTTTCCCTCGTACTCAAATATACGGTTCATGCTAAATCAACCCCAATTTGGCCTTGAGTGTGCCGTCAGGCGCCGTGTGAATCAACTCATCAATGGTTTGTGGACCTTTAGACGTTCCAAATTCAATTCGCCCAATGTCCTTGTTGGGGTGCGTCTTCAGTAACAATTCCAGTACTCGGTCAGCCTTTGATTTGGTTAATCTCATCACGAACGCTTCGTTATCGCGTCGGTCAACGATTGTAATCTGATTGCCGTCGCGGGCGAAAGCATAGATATCAAGTGGACTACTTACGAAAGCAGCCACATTACCCATTCTTGTCTTAGTCATATTGAAGCCTCCTAAATAAGCCCCATCTTGCGCAACGTCTTGGCTTGCTTACGACGTGTAGGACGCTTGGCAGCAGGAATGATGTACTTCTCCAGTGAGTAACGGAGCGCGTCAATAAAGTGGTTATTGGCGTCAATTGGTTTGTTGAGCCAGTTGCCATCCTTATCTTGGTCGAAAGCGTAGGTGTTGAATTCCTCAGTAGCATGGACGCAAGTAGGCAGAATGTGAATCTTGAACCCCTGCAAAAAATTAATTCCCGCAGTGATTGAATCCTTACCCTTGTGACTACCATGAATCCGCCGAACACCCTTAGCCTTAAGCTCCGCAATCAAACGCGGTTCAGCGGAGTCAGCCGATATATCAGACTTCATGAATCCGTTATCTTGTAGCCACTTCAGTATGTCGTCAGTCATCATTCCCTGTTGGTAGAGTTCCTTGTAGATGTAAATGTCCTTTGTCTTCAGATTGATGGCAGCCTCAGCAAACGTGGTCGGGTCATGCGTGAACCCAAAGTCCATCCCATGTCCTACACCATCAGCTTCTTTGACTGCCTTAACCACATTGAAGTCCTCGACCGTATAGTTTTCAAAGACTAGGCCTTCAGCTACACCCCAACCGCCATCGCAGACTATCTTTGCCCGACGCGGGTTAGTCCGGTACAGGTCTAGATATCGTTTACGATCATCATCTCCTAGCCATTCGTTACATCGGAATGTTGTCGTCTGGGCGAAGACATCTTTATATCGCGTCTCCTTATCCCAGAACTTTTTCTTTAACCAGGAGTTCTCAGACCAGGGGTTAAACGTCAGTGTCGCCTGCTTGAAAAACATCGGATCAGGATTGGTTCCACGAATGGATTCCATCACTGTATCAAACTTAGCAGCATTTTCGATTTCAAACGCTCCTTCAACCCAAACGAAGCAAAGATTACCAGTTGGCACTGAAATCGATGTAATCTTTAACGGATCATCAAGGCCACGAAACAGAATCTTCTGACCAGTGGACAAATAGGTGATTTCAGGTAAGCCTGAATTACATTTGAAAAGGCCATCAGCATTTAACTTACTGATAGCCCAACACAAATCTGAATATGTCGATTGCCTATTAGTATTCGAATACCTCCGAATAACTAACAAGTTAGCCCAGGGATATTGCATGATACGACTTATAAAGTTAAGTGCCGCAGTCTTAGACTTCTTCGAACCACGAGAACCCTTTACGACTCTATAAAAGTGTTTGTCGTTCCAGAAGTGACCATAGCCTTTTCCAACAAGTTCTTTAACCGTCGGTGTCTGATCCATCATCATCCACCTCAATTTTTTCGTCTTCGTTAGTATCAACTGAAGCGATAATAATTGGCTGTGTATTAGTAATCTCCTGACGATCAATGAACATGCCAGTCGCCTTAGCTAACAGTTCGGAGTTCTTCAACTTATCTTTCTCAGATAGTTCATTTTCAACTATCTCGGCACCGACTGGTGTAGATGTAACAACCTGTTCATGTCGTTGGCCACGTAACCCTTCTGTCCAGAATTGCAAAACTTCTTTTTGTCCAGCAATCTTAGCGTCTTCAAGCTCTCTATGGCGTCCTTCGATGTACTTCTGAACGTTTACTTTTGTTAACAGCTGTGAGGCCTTAGAACGAGCCGTAGTGGGTGCATAGCCCGCTTTAATAGCTGCTTGGGTTGCATTCTGGGGATTTACAATATATTCGTCGGCAAAAGCCTGTTGCATATCCGTAATACCGTGCTTGTTCACTTTTGTTGACGCCATATTGAGCACCTCCTAATCCATAAACACGCAAACTATCGTATACTGGGCCGTTGGGAACCCCTTACCATAAACCACATTTGGACCATATTTGATATAACCAGAATGGCTTTCATAAAGACTGCCATTGTTATCAT